CGCACAGGGCAAGCCCGTACTCGACGACGAGCAGGCGGCACTGATCGAGAGCCTCAATGCGTCGGTACAGGCCCACAAGCACGCCACGGCTCTTCTGGCTGACGGCGTTCCCGAGGGCGTCGTGCGGGCGACGTACTGCGGCGTGCCGTGCCAGGCGCGTCTGGACTGGCTGAATCCCGAGCGCGGGATCGTCGACCTGAAGACCTGCGACAACATCGACTGGCTCCAGACGGATGCACGCGCCTACGGCTACGCTCACCAGCTGGCCTTCTACCGATCCGTGATCGCCTTCCTCACCGGCACGAACCTGCCCGTCTACATGATCGCCGTGGAGAAGCGCGAGCCCGTGCGCTGCGGCATCTGGCGGATTAGCGAGGAGGTTCTCGGTCTCGCCCAGAAGGAGAACGAGGAAGGCATCGCGCGATTGACCGCCTGCCGAGAGCGGGACGAGTGGCTCACCGGCTACGAGGACATTCGCGACTTCGACTGGGTGTGACGCCTGGCTTGGCCAGGCAAGGCAATGCGATGCCTGGCGGACCTTGGCATGGCGAGGCAGGCCCGGTAGGCCGGGCTAGACAGAGGATCGGGAGCGGGCGGAATGGCGTGACGTGCTGTCGCCCGAGCGCGTCGGGACTCCCTGGGTCCGCCCGCTCCCACTTTCAGAAGGGAGAATAAAGCGATGAAGCTTTTGGGACAGATCACGACCGGGAAGATGCCAGCGCCGAGGCGAGTGATGCTCTATGGCACTCACGGCGTGGGCAAGTCCACGTGGGCATCGTGCGCGCCCAACCCGATCTTCATCCAGTGCGAAGACGGGCTGGGCGAGATCAACTGCGCCAAGTTTCCCCTGGCCACCACCTTCGATCAGGCCATGCAGGCCCTATCGGAGCTCTACACCGACGAGCACCCCTATCGCACGGTGGTGGTCGACTCCGTGGACTGGCTCGAGCGGCTGATCTGGGCCGAGGTCTGCCGCAAGCGGAATGTCCAGAGCATCGAGGAAATCGGCTATGCCAAGGGCTACGTGTTCGCCATGACACAGTGGCGCGAGTTCATGGACGGGCTGTCGGCGCTTCGGAGCGACAAGGGCATGACGACGGTCCTGATCGCCCACGCCCGGATCGAGCGCTTCGAGAACCCCGAGACCGATAGCTACGACCGCTACGTGCCGCGACTGCACCGCCTGGCGTCGCAGGTCCTGCAGGAGTGGTGCGACGAGGTTCTCTTTGCCACGTTCCGGATTTTCACGAAGCAAACCGACGAAGGATTCGACCGCAAGCGGAACCAGGGCATCAGTACTGGCGAGCGCGTCCTGCGTACGGTCGAGCGCCCTGCCCACGTGGCCAAGAACCGCCTGAGTCTTCCCGAAGAGATGCCGCTGGACTGGAACGTCTACGCCCAGCACATCAGCCCCGAACCTGTCAGCGCGCCCCAGGGCGGCAAGAGCAAAGGAGCGAAGTAGCCATGGCGAATCTCAACGGATTCGATGCCAACAACGTCGACCCCGCGACCGATTTCGAGCCGCTGCCCGCGGGCAAGTACATCGCGGTCATCACCGACTCGCAGATGAAGCCGACCAAGAACGGCAACGGACACTTCCTCGAGTTGACGTTTCAGGTCATCGACGGCCCGTTCAAGAACCGGATGATCTGGTCGCGGCTCAACCTCGACAACCCGAACCGCCAGGCGGTCCAGATCGCCCAAGGCGAGTTGTCGGCGATCTGCCGGGCGGTCGGGGTGCTGCAGCCCAAGGACTCGCTCGAACTGCACAACCTGCCCCTTCAGATCACGGTGAAGTGTAAGAAGCGGGACGACACCGGCGACGTGGTCAACGAGATCCGCGGCTACGCCCGCAAGGACGCCACCGCCGGCGCGCCCCAGCAGGAGACGACTAGCACGCCGCCTTGGGCCCGTCGATAAGCATCTCTCGATCTTCGCGCGGCACGGCTTAGCAATGTGTGGCTTCGCACTGCAAGGCCAGGCAAGGCTATCCAAGGCAAGCCAGAAGACGGACAGGAGAACCGAGACATGAAGACTGTCGAAATCACGATCGAGGGAACGACCCCACTCATCTGCAACCGCTTCACTGACGCGGCGCAGATGGCGGCAACGGCGGGCAACCGGCTCTCGTCCGTCGGCGAGAAGGGCAGCCCGCACGACCAGGCTCAGCAGCGGCTGTACATCGGCCACGACGGCAAGCCCATGATCCCCCAGCCGAACCTCTTCCGCTGCCTGATCGACGCGGGGCAGTTCTTCAAGGCGGGCAAGAGCAAGATCACGACTTTGAAGACTTCGATGATCCCCGCGTGCGTGGAGATCGAAGGCCTTGAGCTTCCGATTCAGCATCGCGAGCCGTGGTCGGTCGATACCCGCGCGGTCCGCATCCCCTCGACCGGTGGGCGGATCCTCTGCCACCGGCCCTGCTTCTACGACTGGCGCCTGAGCTTCACGCTCGCCGTGGACACGGACATGCTGTCCCTCATTCTCATGCGCGACATCGTGGATGCGGCGGGAAAGCGGATCGGCCTGGGCGATTTCCGGCCTGCGTGCAAGGGGCCGTTCGGGAAGTTCGTGGTAGTGAAGTGGGCCTAGGGGCGCGGTGCGGTATTGCCCGGCAAGGCCAGGCTAGGCTACGCGATGCAGGGCTTCGCAAGCCACGGCAAGGCAAGGGAACTCGTGATTGAACTGGAACTGCCATATCCGCCTTCAGCCAACCACCTGTACCGACACGTGGGGTCCAGGATGCTCATCAGTCGTGAGGGGCGCAGGTACCGGGAGCGGGTCTGCGCCATCCTCGCGGCAGCGGGGGTTCGGAGATTCGACGGGCCCATTCGGCTCCAGATCGAAATCTACCCGCCTGACCGGCGGCGCCGGGACGTCGACAACGTGCAAAAGGCCATTCTTGATTCTCTCCAGCACGGCGGGCTTTACCGGGACGACAGCCAAGTCGCGAAGCTGGAGGTCGAGAGGCGTGGCGTCGTGCGCGGTGGTCGGTTGCTGTTGCGGATCGAGAGTAAACGGTAGCCAGAGGCAAGAGACGCCATGGAACTTCGACCCTATCAGCACGAGGCGGTGGAGGCGATCTACCGCCATCTCCGGGAGCGCGACGGCAACCCCGTCTGCGTGATCCCAACAGCTGGGGGCAAAACGCCGATCATGGCCACGATGTGCCGGGACGCGGTGGTACGCTGGCATGGTCGCGTCCTTATCCTGGCCCACGTGAAGGAACTTCTCGAGCAAGCGCGCGAAAAGCTCCACCTCGTCGCGCCCGAGATGTGGATGAAGACAGGCATCTACTCGGCCGGTCTCAAGAGCCGGGACACTGACCATCCGGTCATCATCGCGGGCGTTCAGTCGGTCTTCCGCAGGGCCTGCGAGCTCGACGCCTTCGACCTCGTGATCATCGACGAGGCGCACATGATTCCCCCGGATGGGGACGGGATGTACCGGACCTTTCTCGACGACGCCAGGAAGGTAAATCGCAACCTGCGGGTGATTGGGCTGACGGCGACGCCGTTCCGGATGAAGAGCGGGATGATTTGCGGTCCCGACAACGTCCTGAACGAGATCTGCTACGAGATCGGCGTGAAGGAGCTCATCGTCCAGGGCTACCTCTGCCCGTTGATCACCAAGGGGTGCGCCCAGCCGCTGGACACGTCGGGCTTGCATGTGCGCGCGGGCGAGTTCGTGGCCGGCGAGGCCGAGGACCTCATGGATACCGACGAACTCGTGGAGTCGGCCTGCCGGGAGATCGTCGAGCAGACCCAGGGGCGGCGCTCGGTCCTTGTGTTCACCACCGGGATCCAGCATGGCGAACACGTCGCCGCGGTCTTGCGCCGGATGGCGAGCGAGCCCGTGGCCACCGTCTTCGGCGAGACCGCAACGGAGGAACGCGATCGGGTCCTGGCGGAGTTCAAGGCCGGCAGGATCAAGCATCTTGTCAACGTCAACGTGCTGACCACGGGGTTCGACGCCCCCAACATCGACTGCGTGGCCATGGTGCGGCCGACGCTGTCGCCTGGTCTCTACTACCAGATGGTGGGCCGCGGCTTCCGCCTGAACGCGGGCAAGGAGAACTGCCTGGTCCTGGACTTCGGCGGCAACGTGCTGCGGCACGGACCGGTCGACGCCATCCGCATTCAGGCAGTCAACCACCGGGCCGCAGGCGAGGCGCCGGCCAAGCAGTGCCCCCAGTGCCAGAGTCTGATCGCCGCCGGCTACGCGGTGTGCCCGGACTGTGGCTACGAATTCCCGCCCCCGGAGCGGCGGCAGCACGAGGCGACCGCGTCTACCGAGGGCATCCTCTCGGGCGAGGTGACGACCAGCGTCCACGAAGTCCGTGAGGTGTTCTACAGCGTCCACAGCAAGAAGGGCGCTCCAGAGGATGCGCCGAAGACCCTGCGGGTCGAGTACCGGATCGGCTTTCACCAGCACCAATCCGAGTGGATCTGCTTCGAGCATACCGGCTGGGCCCGCCAGAAAGCCGCATCGTGGTGGCGACGCCGGTCGAACGCCCCGGTGCCGCGGACCGCGGACGAGGCGGCGTTGCTGGC